CTGTTGCCGGCCATGAGCGAATCCCACCAGGTCTGGAACGCCTTGATGTGGTCGGGGTTCCACTCCTTGGGCACGCCGAAGATCAGGTTCGGCGTGTTGCCGTCGGTGTAGTAGCTCAGCTGGTGCAGCTGCCGGCGCAGGGCGATGTTGACGGTGGTCATCACCTGCTCGACCGGGCCGAACCCGAACGCCCGGTGGGTCCGGGGGTTGCGGGGCATGTAAATCAACTCGTCGCGGGTGTAGTCGCAGGCGACCACGCCCTTGATGACCTGCTGGTAGGCCGGCCCGGTCATGGGCGTGCGGCCGGTGGCGTCCAGGATCCGCTTGATGGTGGCGCCGTCGATGCACTCCAGGGCGTAGAGGCCGCCCCCCCGGGTGCGCCGCTGGTAGACCGCCGGGGCGTCCAGGACGAACACGTCCTCGCAGAGCATGCGGATCCAGGTGCCGAAGGGGTGCTCCAGGTCGGGGTAGGCCAGGAAGTCGGTGATCTTGGCGATGCGCGCCTCCGGCGCGCCGCCTTTCTTGACGATCCGCTCGCCCCGCTTCTTGATGTCCCAGGACAGCTTTTCGATCTGGTCCTTGCGGGTCTCGATGACCAGGCGCAGCAGGTCGTAGCCGTCGGCGACGCTGCGCAGCTCGCGGAAGGTGATGCCCTCGTTCGGCTTGGGCTGGATCTGGATGTTGTAGCCGGTGGCAAAGTCGAAGGCCCGGCCGATGGACAGGTCCTGGGCGACAGGCTGGAGCGGGTTGCCGGGGCCGAACCAGTCGTTCACACCGTTCCCGACCGAGAACGACCAGAGGCCGCCGGCCTGGGACGGGGGAGCGAGGGGGGTTGCCATCAGGGGCGCCCTGCGTGCTGCTCGATCAGCCGGTCGAGCTTGTCGTTGAGGCTCTTGAACTGGGTGTTGATCTGGTCCTGCAGCTGGTCCTGCAGCCGGTCCTTCTCGTTATCCTGCCGCTTGTCGATCTCGGCCTGAATGTGCTGAACGCTCTCGACGACCGAGATTCGGGACTGCATCGACATGCCCCAGGCGATCATCCCGCCGGCGATGACCACGGCGGAAAGCAGGTTCTGGAGGTTGATGCTGGTGTCGAAGCGCTCAGGGATGGTCACAGCTTGCCCCCCACGTAGCCCACGCCCAGCCCAACCACGAGGCCCTCGATGCGACCGCGCCAGCGTTCGGCATGGGCCAGGTGCAGGGCCGCCTCGTGGGCGAGCCGCAGGGAACTGGCCTCCTGGGCACTGGCCTCCCAGGCTGCCTTGTAGCTGTCGCCCCGGGCGGTGAGAACGAGGATTTGCTGCGCCTGGTCCTGGATCTGCTGGTCCTGCGCGGCGATCAAGGCGTCTTTATCAGGCCCCAGAACCGGATCAGGTGGGGGAGCCACATCGACAGGATCGGGTGCTCCGGGAGCGGGGGCAGGCTGAACAGGTGCGGAATGGACGCGGGCCAGTTGTGCCCGTAGGCTGGCCACAAGAGCCGCGTCCTTGGCGATCTGAATTTGCAGCGCCTGCGCTTCCTGGTCATGGACGGCCCCCTGGGCTGCATTGGTGATGGCCGCGGCGTGCTGCTGGTCGGCGGCCACCATCTGGCGGGTGTCCTGGTGCCGGGCCGAGCAGGACCGCATGGACAGGCCGGCCCAGATCAGAACCAGGAGGATGAAGGCAGCGAAGGGCGCCCAGAATTTCAGCCGGTCGATCACTGGGGATCCTCCTGTTTGCGATAGGCCACGCCGGCCAGGGCCGCGGTCCAGGCGCCGACGCCCAGCAGCGCAAGCACCAGCTGGCCGTCCACGTGGCCCTCGGCATGGGCGGCCTGGTATTCAACGGCCAGGGTCAGGCCGAAGGTGCAGAGGCAGAGGGTCACCCCGGCCAGAATCGCCAGGGCCCGCTTCGTGCTCTCCGGCTGATCCGTCCGGATCAACTTCTGGAACAGGCCAGTAAGGCCAGTCGTCAGGGCCGAGGTTGCCGGCGGGGTCGTGCCAGGGGTCGCACACGGGTCAGCCACGGGGCACCAACTGGTAGCGCCAGGCGCCCGGGCCGCCCGAAGCGGTCAAGGCCTGCCGGCGGGGAGCGACGCCAGGCCGGGCCAGCGCCAGGTGGATCCAGGCCTGGCACTCGAAGATGACCTGGTCGAAGGGCAGCTGAGACTTGCGTAGCAGGTCGAAGGCCTTCTGTAGGTCCAGGCCCAGCGGGACCACGTCGGCCGCGCGCCCGTCGACGTGGGCGCTGGTGGGAGCTCCGCCCACATGCGCGTTCAGGTTCGGGCAGCGGTAGCCGGAATCGACCTGCAAGTGCACACCCAGCAGGGCTCGGGCCGGCTCCAGCAGCTGTTCGCAGAGCGCCGTGAGCTGCCCAACCACCTCCTGCGAGGGCGTGTTGTCGATCCCCAACCGTGCCGCCGTCTGGGACCTGGTCAGGTCCTCAAGGGCGAAATTCACGGACAGTTGAGGCATCGGTGGAACTCCAATGCCCTCAGACTCATTCCCGCGCGTTCCAGAAGCGATGAAGTGCCTCGGCCGTTTCGGCCGTTTTCGTTGTTTCGGCCGTTTCAGCCCGCCTCGGGCATCGCCTGCTTCAGTTCCAGCACCGCCGACCGCAGCCAGCGGAACTGGCCGCCCGGGGTGAGCTTCCATGGCAGATAGGCCCGGAACTTCTCCCGGAAGGTGTCGTCGCAGATGCCCAGGTCGAGCAGGCGGTTGGCCTTGCTGGTGCTGATCCAGGCCTGCTCGGTCATGCCACACCCTCCTTCGTTTGCTGCGCCGCGGTCGCCTGCTGCTGGATCCAGTCCAGCATCCCCATGGCGCCGCCCCCGAGGATCAGGTAGCGCACCAGTTGCGTGAACGCGTCCACCTGGTCGTCGTGGGCGGCCCGCGGGAACGTGTAGAGCTCGTCCAAGAATGCGTCGACCCAGGGCGCACCCATGGGCAGGTAGATCCGCCCTGCCTCCCAGGTGGGGATGACCGCCCAGGCCCGGGAGACCTTGTCGGCCTCCACCTGGACGGCGACCACCGGCAGGCTGGTCTCCTGCTTCAGTTCCTGGATCAGGGACTGGCCGCTGGCCTTGTCCTCGATCAGCAGGGCGCTGGGTCGGTGGGCGCCGGCCCAGGTCTTGGCCTTTTCCTTCAGGGCCGGGTAGCCCATCTGGCCCAGGGTGTGGTCCAGCAGGTAGATCCCCAGGTCCGCCTCGGCACCCACCAGCCCGCAGGACGGGTCGTTCTGCTGCTTCTCCTTGAACGCCGTGTCCCAGCTCATGATCTTGCGCTTGAAGGTGGGCAGCGGCAGGGCCGGGTCGTAGAACCGGACGAAGCCCCGCTTGAAAATCTCGCCTTCCTTGGCGGCCGGGCGCTGCTGATGCTGGCCGGCGTAGCCGCTGGAGGCTAGGCGCCGGCGCTCGCCCTCCACCACCTCCGGGGGGAACCGGGCCGGGAAGAACAGGGCGCCCTCCTCCGTCCGGGGGTCCCAGGGCTGCTCGTCGCCCAGCTCGAACTCCTGGCGGATCACCAGGTGGAACCAGGCACCCGGCTCGGTGGCCAGCACGTGCCCGGTCAGGTCCTCCTCGTGCAGGCGCTGCTGGATGATGATCCGGCAGCCGGCGCTCATGTCGCTCAGGCGGTTGGCCGCGGCGTTGTCCCACCAGTTGATGATCTGGTCGCGGGCCGCCTTGCTGAATGCCTCGGCGGCGTCGTTCGGGTCGTCCACGATGACCGCGTCAGCTCGGTCGCCGGTGATCCGGGCGCCGGCGCTGATGGCCATACGGAACCCAGTCGCGGTGTTCTTGTAGTGCCCCTTGGCGTTCTGATCCTTCGAAAATCCCCATGCCGGCCGGAACAGGCCCCGGTACCAGTCGCTGTCGATGATGTCCCGGCACTTCATGCTGTCCCGGATCGCCACGCCCTCGTTGCCGGATGCCAGGATCCCGCGCCAGCCAGGGTTGCGCAGCCACATCCAGGCCGGCAGGCAAACCGCCAGGATGGTCGACTTCATGCTGCCCGGCGGCACGTTCACCACCAGGTTCTGCTTTCCCAGCCGGCCCTCCATCAGCCGCTGCACGTGGTCGCAGATCACGTCGATGTGCCAGTTCCACACCAGGGGCGTGCTGGGCTCGATGATCGGCCACGCCTGCCGCACGAACGCCGCCAGCGAGCGCCGGGCCTTCTCTGCCCGGGCGTCCTGGAGGGTGGCGGGGCGCCGGGTCAACCCCGTGCCTTTTCCTGCAGCGCGATGAACTGGTCCAGCTCCGCGTCGCTCAGGTTGCTCAGGGTGGGCTGGTCCTCGGGTTCATCCCCGGGCGGCGGGGTCTGGTTGACCATCACCAGCCGCATGGCAGGCACCGCGGCACGGTTCGCGGCCACGCTCAGCCCTTCGGTCTCCAGGGCCGCCTTGAAATCAATCGAGCCGTCCGCCTGTCGGATCTGGTCCTTCCGGGCCCGGGCCATCTCAGCCAGATCGGCGAACGTCTCGGACGCCGCGCGGGCCCCCCGGGCGAGGTTGGCGGCCGTGATCTTCATGTCATCGGCAATTCTCAACGCGAGCGGTCGTTCATGAACGGGAAGCGATTTCAGCGCCTT